CCGGACGCACTGGCACCCGGATCACCCGGACGACGGGTTTCCGCCGTCACCGTACGCTGCGATGCTTGAATGCTTCCCGACGCTGGTGGAACCGTTGGCCGCGATCGGCGTGTCGATCGTGAATTGCACGCGGCGCACGGCGCTGCAGTGCTTCCCCTGTGCGGTACTCGAAGACGAACTCGCGCGCCGCGAGGTGGCGGCATGAGCCCGCGCGTCTTCGTCGTCGACTACCAGTTTCTCTCGTGCGGGGACGTATTCACGCGTGGGCTGGCCCTCGCCGCGGCGGATCTGGGGATCGCCTACGCGCACGCGGCGTGGGACACCTACGACCTCCAGGATCAGATCGCGCGCCACGCGCCAGAGCTCCTGTTTGTTGTCCACGGCCGCCGGTTCTGCCAGCGGTTCTACAACCTCAAGGGCTTCGGCGTGCCGACGGCGATCTGGCTGCTCGATGAACCCTACGAAGTGGACGACACCGCGTCGTTCTCGGTGAAGTTCGACCACGTCTTCGTCAACGACGCGGTCTCGATAGGCCGTCATCAGCACGCCACCCCGTTGCCTGTCTGCTACGACCCGCACGTCTATACGACCAGCGACGCCCCGAAGGGCTACGACGTTGGCTTCATCGGTGGCGGGAATTCCACACGCGATCGGTATCTCGCCGCGCTCGCCCAGGCCGGGCTGCTGTCCTACGTCGTCGGCGGGGCGTGGTCCGACCCGGCTGTCAATGCGCTGTGCCTCTCGCCGAACATCGTGCCGGCACAGACGGCGCGGCTCTACCAGTCGACGCGGCTCATTCTGAACGTCTTCCGCGAGACGCATCACTTCAACGCGCAGCAGATCCCCGCGACGGCGATGAACCCGCGCATCTACGAGGCGCTGGCCTGCGGGGCGCTCGTCGTCAGTGAATGGCGGCCGGAGATCGACGAACGCATCCCCATGCTGCCGACGTTTCGCACGGAAGCCCAATGCGTGGATCTCGTGCGCGATCTCCTGGCGGATCCCACCCGCGCCGAGTGGATCCGCGCCCAGTGTGCGGCGCGGCTGGCTGGGGATACCTACGCAGCACGGTTGCAAACCGTGTTGGCGACGTGCGGCTTGGCCGCAGGGGTGGCCGCATGACCCCGCGCGTGTCGATCGTCACGACGGTGTTCGACCGTATCCACTGTCTGAAGCAATGTCTCCGCTCGGTGCAGCGGCTGGAGTTTCGGGACTTCGAGCACATCGTCGTCTCCGACGCGCCATCGCCGGAGGTCGTTGCGCAGATCGCCGCCCTCTGTGCCCAGTTTGGTGCGCAACACCTCAACCTCTCCGAACGCCACAACGACTGGGGCCATACCCCGGCCTCGGTCGGGCTGCGGGCCTCGGTGGGCGCGTACGTGTGTTTCCTCAGCGATGACAATGCCTATCTGCCGAACCATTTCGCACCACTGGTCGCGGCGCTCGACGACGATCCGGATCTCGGCTTTGTCTACAGTTCGTGCCTCTACGCGGGCCGGAAGGAACTCCGCTACTGCCCGCCGGTGGGCGCCGGGATCGATCTCGGCCAGCCGCTCTTCCGTCGGTCCGTGCTTCGGGAGTGCCTCGGAGACGAGATCCCCTGTCGCGGGATCTTTTCCTGGGACTGGGAATTGATCCGGATCCTCATGGACGACCATGGCGTCCGCTGGCGCCATGTGGATGAGGCGACTTTCATCTTTCGGCTGCAGGCGTATCCGCAGCTCTGTCAGGCGCTCGCATGATCGCGATCTGCTGCCCCTACTATCGCAGCCTGACGTTGGCGAACTTGTCCGCCGCACTCTTTTCCCTGCGCCAGCAGACCTTCACCCATGTTGCTGAAGTCGTCGTCCTCGACAACAACACCGACGATCCGGTCGAGGCGATCGAAGCCGTCGTCGACGCGCTGGCGTTTCCCGTCCCCGTGCGGCTGCTGTCCGTCAAGCACGGCGACGTGACCAAGACGCACGCCTGGTCGACGAATACGGCCGTGCGCGCCACGTCCGCGGCGTGGGTGCTGTTCATGCGGGCGGATTACCTGCTGGCCTTCGACGCGGTCGATCGCCTCGTGGCGGCCACCAGCGACCCCGCCTTCATCGTCGGTGGTTACTACGATCTCGACGCCGACATCCAGGCGTGCGAACAGACCCAGTGGCGGCAGCAGGGCCCGGCCGTGTTGCATCCGCTGGGCCGGGAGTACTTCCACACCGCGATCGATGCCGGCGTCTGGTGTACGACGCGCACGATCTTCGAGACGGTCGGCGGGCTGGATGAGTCATTGACCGCCTGGGGCCACGCGCAGACGCACTTTCAATACAAGCTCCACCGGGCAGGGATCCCGACGCGCCGCTTGTCGGAGATCCTCTTCTACCACCCGACGCACGCCTACGTGGCGCCCCGCGATCACGTGATCGCCCGCACGGAACTGGAACGGGTCGGCGTGACGCTCGGCGAATGCTGGGCCCGCTACGACGGGCCCGATCATCCCTATCGCGGGGTGGCCTGATGGCGCGTCCCTACACACGCGCGCTCGACCCGACCGACTACGCGGATCTCCCGCACGCGGAACCCTTGCGCGCCTTCGAGGCGGCGATGACGGCGCCCCACTGCCGCTGGCATCCGCACAAGATCTGGGAGAACGCGTCGATCCTACAGGAACTCGACGAGCTCGGCGTGCCCAAAGACGCCGCCATCCTCGACGTCGGCAGCGGCGGGACGTTCTTTCCCTGCTACCTCGCCACGGTGGCGGGCTATCCCGACGTCACGTTAACGGACTCGATGGCGAACAAGGACATTACCGCCGACATCGCAGCGCAGCGGGCGGCCTACGGGATCCGCTTGCCGCTGCATGCGCTCCAGGCCGAAGACATGGCGGCGCTGCCTTCGGCGTCCTGGGATGTCGTGCTGTGTATCTCCACGATCGAGCACGTCGACGCCGATCAGCATGACGCGGCCTTGCGAGAGATCTGCCGCCTCACCAAACCAGGCGGGGTGATCTGCCTCACGTCGGACTATTTCCGCCACGATGCCGAGGGTCATGTTGACGCGGCGCAATTCGCGGCCTCGCCCTACAAGGACGGGCAGGCGACACCCTACCGGCAGCCGTTTGTGGAACACCTCCCCAACGTCATCGACGCGGACTTCGTCGGCGGCACCGATCTCGCCTACCGCGGCGACTTTGTCCACAACTACTCGTTTGTCAACATCTGTCTCCGGAAACGGAGTGCCGCATGAAGCCGCTGACGATGGCGACGTCGGCGTACCAGATGAGCGACACGAGTCTGTGCGATGCGGTGCCGACCTCTGGGCTGCCGATCCGACAGATCGCGCGACGGAAGATCCATTGCATCCTGCCGTCCTCGCCGTGGCTCGCCGACTCGAAGACGAACATCCCCCTCGGCGTGCTCTACATCGCCGGTTTGCTGCGTGCCAACGGCCACGACGTCGTCGTCACCTCAATGCTGGACAAACGCTACGAGGGGCACATCCATCTGCCCGACGCAGTCATGGACGCCGATGTCCATATGTTCGGCTTCTGTACGCCGCAGTTCGGCGAAGCGCTCGAGTTGGCCGCCTACATCAAGGATCGCAATCCTGATGCGCTGCTGGTCGCCGGCGGGCCGCATCCGTCCTATGAACCGCGCGAAGTCAAGGAAGCCGGCCGGCAGGACGCCTACCACTACAAAGGCCCCCTGCGCCAACGTCGCGACTACCGCGCGCCGGACGGCCGGACCCTCTTCGACACGGTGATCGTGATGGAGGGGGAAGTCGCAACGCTGCAGATGCTGACGGACTGGGACGCCGGCCAGCTCCAGCCCTTCTACTACGGGGACAAAGCTGACGCGATGGATCTCGACGCGATCCCGTTCCCGGCGTGGGATCTGTTGCCGCACGATCACATTTACAACGACGGCGTGGCGGTGATGAAGCACCGCTATTTCGAGAGTCCGATGGTGCCCGGGACGTGGCCGGTGATGTCGATGATCGGGACGCGCGGGTGTCCCTACAAGTGCACCTATTGCTCGACGCCGTGGATCGGGCAGAAGCCGCGCTATCGCTCGCCGCAGAATCAGATCGCCGAACTCAAAGCGATCTTCGATGTCGGGGTCCGTCAGATCAAATGGCAGGACGACACCTACACCCTGCACCGCACGAAGCTGCGCGATCTCGCCGACGCCATCCATGCCGAGTTCGGCGATCACACCTTTGCGTCCCGTGTGCATACCCGTGTGAACACGTTGGACGATCACGTCGCCGAGTCACTGAAGCGCATGAGCGCGAAGGTCACCTGCTTCGGGATCGAGTCTGGCAGCCAGCGGGTCCTCGATGCCAACCAGAAGGGCACGACGGTCAAGCAGAACACCGAGGCGCTGAAGAAAGCGAAAGCGCACGGGTTCTACACGATCGCCTTTCTCGTGGCGGGCCTCGCTGGTGAGACGGTGGAGACGGCGGCAGAAACCCGCGCGTGGCTGCGCAGTGTGAAGCCGTATCTTGACTCGTGCAACCTCGCGGTCGGCATCCCGTATCCCGGCAGCCGCTGGTGGACGCACCCGCAGGAAAGCGGGCTCGACATCCTTGACTACAACTACGACAACCAGTGGATCGTCGGGTTCTCCGCGCGTGACGAGATTCTGGTGCGGCCGCACGGGTCCACCGTGGAGGACATGTTTCAGATCAAGCGCGATATGTTTGACTTCCTCGTCTCCGAGGGCTGGGCGAAAGCGGAATGGGACGAAGACGTGCGCATCCGGCATCAACAGGAAGACGCCGCCGCGAACGGCACGCTGACGGCGGCGAGTACCTTGACGTACGCGGGGCACTGATGACGTTCTCGAGTGTTTCGGTGCTCGTGCCGACGCGGACCCGGCTGGCGCATGTCCAGCGGATGATCGCGTCCTTCGAGGCGACCACCGACGGCGCCGCGGAGCTCGTGTTCCGGGCCGACGAGGATGATCTGGAGACGATCGACGCGCTGGCGGCCTACCGCACGGTCGTCGGGCCGCGACTCGCCGGGTATCGCAGCTTGGCGGCGTTCTTCAACGAGCTCGCCGCCGCGGCGACGGGCGACGTGCTGCTGTGCGGCAACGACGACATGGTGTTCCGGACGCCCGGCTGGCCGTCACTCGTACTCGAGGCGGCGAACGCCTATCCCGACGGGCTGTTTGATCTCGGCGTGTCGACGCACAACGAAACGCACTTCCCGTTTTCGATCGTCTCGCGCACGGCTGTCGATCGGCTCGGCTTCCTGTGGGATCCGCGCATCTTCTGGGGCGACGTGTACCTGCGAGACGTGATGGGTGCCTTCGGGCGGGCGGTGCGGTTGCCCTCCGTGGAGATCGCGCACGAGTGGATCGGTAACGAAGCCGAACAGAACACGATCTATCAGCGGGATCCGGCCTACTGGACGCAGACGCACGCGCCGGCTGTCGCCGAGGCGGTGCAGAAACTGCGAGCGTGCGCGTGATCAGTTTCATCATCGCCACGATCGGGCGCCCCTCGTTGGCCGACACGCTGGCCTCGATCGAACTGGGGGAAGGGGACGAGGTGATCGTGATCGGGAATGTCGACGCGCACACCGACGGCCCAGTCCGCTACATCCCGTGCCCGCCAGGCGGCGACTGGGGTAGCACCGAACGGAACATTGCCACGCCGCTGGCGCGCGGGCGGTATCTCGCGCATATCGACGACGACGACACCTACGTCCGTGGTCACCGGGCGCTGATGGCCGACGCCATCGCCGCGGCGCCGGATCGCTTCACGATCTTCCGGATGCGGTTCCCGGATGACACGGTCCTGTGGCAGTACCGTGTCGTCCGCTGGGGCAACGTCGGGACGCCCATGCTGCTGATCCCGAACGTGCCGGCAAAGCTCGGACGCTGGGGCGAACAGCAGGACTGCGGCGATCTCCACTTCCTGCAGACGATGCACTGGCGGCCCGACGAGATCGTCTGGCGCGAGGATGTCATCGCCCAGATCGGGCAGGCGCATCCATGAGGCCGATCCTTGCCCTGACCGATACGCTGATCAGCACCGTCGCCGGCGGGTCGCCGCCCGTGCGGGCGTTGACGCTGGCCTACGCGAAGCTCGCGATCCGTGCGCTTGGGACGACCGACGACGAACTGATCGGCGTCTGGATCGATGCCGCGGCGTCCTACTTCGAGCAGCAGACCGGGCGGCAACTGCTGACCGCCACGCGGGAGGTGTGGCTCGACGCCTTCCCCGTGGTGGGGAGTCCGTGGTACGAACAACGGATCGAGCTGCCGCGGCCGCCGCTCCAGTCCGTGGTCAGCATCACGTATCTCGACGGCAGCGGCGTGCTGCGGAGTTTCACGGACGGGGCCTCGCCGGCGACGAACCTCTTTACCGTGTCCAAGCCGGTCGGGCCGTATGCGGCGCGCGGGTTCGTGGAACCGATCGCCGGGCAGACGTGGCCGATCGCCGGCACTGTCACCGGGGCTGTCCGCATCCGCTATACCTGCGGGTATGGCAACACGGCCGCCGACGTGCCGCCGCTCGCGCGCGGGGTGCTGTCCTCGCTGGTTGGCCACTTCGACACCTACCGTACGCCCGTGGCGGTCGGAGCGGTAATCGATCTGCCCTACGGGATGCAATCCATTCTCGACATGTTCCTGTGGTCCGCGTTGCCGTCGCAGACGCTGCGGGGGCCCGCGGTGTGGCCGCTGCCATGACGGTCGTCCTCGACATCGGGAAGCTGCGGCAGACGGTGACACTGGCCAACCCGCGCGACGTGACCGTCGACGGGGATACGACGCAGGTCTACGACGTGGCGCTCAATCCGCCGACGTGGCGGGCGTCGATCGAGAAGGCCTCCGTGCGGACGGCGGAACGATCGTTCAGCGCGACTGTCATCGCGCAGGCGACGAACATCCTCACCGGCCGGTTCCATCCTGGGATCACGACGGAGACGCAGATGACGTGGGTGGACCGGGCGGGCGTGACGCACACGGGCAGCGTGCTCGACGTCGCGGATCCGGAAGGGGCCGGGGTGGCGACGGTGGTACTGGTCGCCGAGGTGGTGGAGTAATGGCCAGCAACCGGTTTGTCTTCAGCGGCCTCGACGAGTTGAAAGCGGAACTCCGCAACTTGCCGAAAGACCTGGCCGGCGAGGCGTCCGAGATCATCATCGACGCGGCGGAAGGCGCCGCGAACACCGTGCGCCAAGTCTACGAACAGCACCGCGTCACGGGCAAACTCGCGCGGTCGGTGCTCGTGACGAAGCCCGGCGTGACGACCTACGGGACATCGATGGTCGTGAAGGTGACCGATCCGATCGCGTGGCTCTTCGACAACGGGAGTCAGGCGCGGCACTGGATCGGCGGGAAAAGCACCGGGATCATGTGGGGGCGGACACCGCCGACGCACATCTTCGCGCGGACGATGGCGAAGCGGCGCGCGGCGATGTACGGCGCATTGAAGGATCTCCTCGTGGAGCACGGGTTGATCGTGACCGGGAAGCCATGAGCGACAGCACCGCCATCGACACCGCGCTGATCGCGCTGCTGACGGCTGACGCGACGCTGCTGTCGCTGTGCCCGGACGGGGTCTTCTATGCGGAAGCGAAGTCAGGCTCGACGCGGTTCGTGATCGTGTCGCTCGTCGACGAAAGCGATGCCCCGATGTTCGGGGCACGGGCGTACGAAGACGCGCTGTATCTGGTGGAAGCGCGGATGCTCAGCACGGCGGGCGGGAACATTGCGGCCGCGGCGGCGCAGATCGATGTCCTGCTGGAGAACGCGTCGCTGACGATCGACAACTATCGGCTGATGACCCTGCACCGGGAAGAGCGCGTGCGGATGACCGAGGTGGACGCGCTCGATGCCTCGCTGCGGTGGCTGCGGCGCGGCGGGCACTATCGGTTGGTCGCCTCGGCCACCGTCGATCCGGATAGTGCGTCGGGCTGGATCCAGCCGGGATGGTTGCAGACGCCATGAGTGACGTCCTCATCAAGCCGGCGTTTCAGTCCACGTACCCGGACACCGGGGATACGACCAAGTTCGGCCCGAATGCCTGGAACGCGGCGCGGCTCTTCAGCGGTGGCAACGCGGGCGAACTCGTCGTGCGCGATACCGGATCGGCCACGGGCGCAGCGTGGAGCGCGACGCCGACGCTCTCGGGATTGCGGCTCGGGACGGGTGTCTCCGTGCCTGGCCGGATCACGTTCCCGAATCTTGTTAACCGTGGGCCGTTCCTGCTCGATCACTCGATCGTGTCGAGCGCGAACCCCCATGCCTATCTGGGGTACAACCTCGACGCCTCGACATGGGGGCTGATCGAACCGACCGAACCCGGGCTCGCGTGGGGCCTTGAAGCCGACTACGACGACGGCTCAGGCCACCACAAGATGGAAGGGTATCTCCAATACCAATTCGTCGCGGGCTTCGGTGGCGCCGGCAATATCACCTATCGGCGCCCATTCTTCACGCAGATCGACAAAGTTACACAGTTGATTGTCGGGACACAGATCTGTGGCGGGCCGGTGGGCGGACTCTCGCTGGGTATCAACGATGGTACCGGCTCTGACAGCGAGAAGGTTGTCGGCGCGACGAAAATCCAGATCGCTCCGACGCTGATCGGTGCCTACGTACCGGTGCAGTTTAGTTCGACCGTGGCGATGGGCGGGCTCGTCAACGATGCGCTCCACACCGCGAATATCGGCGGCACGTTCGGGGACGTGGAGGCGCCGGCGGGCATCAATGTGGCGCCCACCTACACGCCAACCTCAGCACGGACGAATGGCTACGGCGTGCTGGCGCAACCCACCTTCGCGCCGGCCGCGAACAAGTTGGCGGCCCCGTCCGCGTTGTTCGCGAAGGCGTACACCAAGCCGCAGATGGCACTCAGCACGACGGTCGCGCACGATACTTTGACTGGATTGACGTCCCGCGTGGCCGTGTTTCCTGGCGCGACGTTGGGCACCGTGTCGGCGTCGCTCAGTCTGTATGTCCAGGCGCCGAACAATGAGGCGAGCGGGCCGACGATTATCTTCGGCCGGAGTCGTGGACTGCAGATCGATAACGTGGGCGTCTGTGCCGGGAATGCCGGCGTTACGGTCGAAAGTGCTGCCGGGATCTCGATTGCGGAGATCTCCGGTGGCACCATCAGTAACTACGGGCTGCAACTGGGCGGGACGAGCGTGCCGACCGGCGGGAGCTTTTCCATTTACAACGGATCGGCCAATCCCTCGTATTTCGCGACGCGGATCACGGTCGGCGCGACGGGTGGAAACGCGAACGCGATCCTCGACCTTACCAGCACCACCAAAGCGTTTATGCCTCCTCGGATGACGACCACGGAGCGAAACGCGATCCCCAGCCCGACCGCTGGCATGGTGATCTACAACGCGACCACGAACAAACTCAACGTCTATACGACCGCCTGGGAGGCGGTGACCTCCGCATGACGATCGACGAACACCTCCGCATGTTGATCGGCGATCTCGTGATCAGGGTCGCACACCTCGCCGCCGAGAACGACGCACTGAAAGCCGCCGCGCCGAAACCAGTACCGCCGCAGGCACCCACTTCACCGGACGCCACCGGGCAACCATAGCGAACAGGAGCACACGATGGCACGCATCCACGGGAAAAAGGGGCAAGTCCTCCTCGACTCCACGCCCGCCAGTCCGGTCACCCCGGTCGCCGTGGCCGACCTGAACGACTGGACGCTGGACATGTCCACCGACCGCGTC